TATCAAAAAAGAAAGGACTAAATCTGTCCTTTCTCGAGCTTAGCTTTTCTTCAACCCACTACAGTTGACAAAGAGCCAATATTGATGAGTTCAGCAGGCAAGAAACTAGCACGATCAGACGTACTTTTTTGTCTATGTAAATAGGAAACTAATATAGAGTTTTCAAATTTTTAGAAAAAAGGGCTAGCATTGTTTTTCAGTGCTAGTCCTTTCCGTGTTTAACATCATCTAACAATTTTAAGATATTTACTGTTGGAATTTGAATAACATCAATACCGAACATCCCTGTCAATGAAGCAATATGAGCTCTTGCATAAGAATACAACATGCTTATCGCATTAGGAAGATACTTAACAAAGACATCCTCTTCTTCAGGAGTATTTTGGGTATCTTCAAAAATACCAACAAGTTTAATTTTTAAATACAGTGGATTTTTTTTCTCTAGATAATCTTCATCAAACAAAGTAACTTCAAGTTCTAACAATCCACAACCTTTATTCTCTCTACTAATTTTTGGAGTCGGAATTATAGAAATATCAACATTTTCAATATTGTCCAAATCTTCAAATTCGTTATTTATATGATAGATAAGTCTTTCAACTCTCACTCCCCTTAATTGTAAGTCACTACCATAAGTACTCATGCTGCAAACTCCATTCTAAAATTTGACGAGCAAATCTCTTTGTTGATTTTTTCTGCTCTCAAAGTCGGATGATATTTTGTAACTGTTTTATTTTCGTTTCCAACTTTTGAAATTAAATTTATACTATACGTCTGATATGATAGTTCCTCAAAATATTCTGACGGCAATTTTAAATTATCATAGGGTATAAATTCGCTTGTTTTGCTTCTTATTCCAGGAGTTGGCGAGTCTATTTCATAATCAAGTTGCAAAAAATCCAATAATTCAAATAAATCTTCTTCATTCTCAAACATAGTATCACCTCACTTTTTAGTTACACACTATGTAACTTTAACTCACAAATATTTATTATATTAGTGTCGACAATATTTAACTGTTTCGCAAGAGGAACAAACCTAGAAGCCCCTATTATGGAATTTCCTGTTGACTTCATTGTTCTACAAACTGCTTTGTATTTTTTATTTCTAAAAACAAATGCATCCAATAGCTTACAATGGAACGTATGCTCATCAGTATTACTAATTAAAACACGTTTCCTTTTCAATTCTGTTATGAAATCTCTAGCGAACTCATCTAATTTTTTTAAACCATCGCTTTTGTCTAAGTCTAAAAGCTCACCTTGTTCAAATTCAAATTCAGTTTCAATAACTACTGGTTCAGTATCTTTGTCAGGACGATTCCCCTCCGCCCATCTTTTTGCCCGTTCAAAATCATCAACAAAGAAATACACTCCATTCCCTAGCCAATGATCATCTCTTTTATTAAAAGAAAATTTTTCTGTTTTTATAATACTTTCATAATTACTCAAACCTGTACCATGAAAAGCTAGCACATTCACTTCATCTCCCAACCAAACTATAATACTCCTATCACTATTATATCATATATGTCAAGTACTATATGTTGTGATGATTATTATTTTTAGCACAAAATAATCCGTCTCATTTACTTGATTGTTAATATATTTCTATTTAAAAAGTTTAGCTTTTGATTCACTAAACTTCTTAAAGGATTTAATTATTTAGTTTCCTTATTCAAAGATTCGCTCTGATTCTTTGAATATAATAAAGTTTACTTCTACTAATTTTTAGACTATGAGATCAGAAAGATTGTCTCTCACTCTGCATAGATTCCTTCTTCAAAACTAATCATTTTTCTAGTAAATTGGCCAGTTTTTACCCCCTTTTTCTCTGAACATCTCCGACTTGGAAAAAGTTCCCTTCACCGGTACCCTACTAGGCAGAAAGATTTTTTAAAAGGTGGGGGGAGTCAATATCCTTTCAATTCCACAAATCTTTTAGCGATTACCTTTCTACGGCTATTTATATAACGAGTAGTTTTATTTAGTTTCTCTGCCACGTCTTCCCAAGTCGCACCAGCTTCTAAATATCTCATTTTAAAAATTACTAGATCACTTTCAATTAAGTTTTCCATCAAGGTATCTACAACTAGTTTGAAACCTTCTAAATATCTTAGTGTTTGGTCTTCTTCAATTCTAATGATTGTCGCTTCAGTAGGACTAGATACTGTCTTGCCTTTCCCACCAGTATAATCTTCAGTGCTATGTTTCTTATTATGTATCAGTTCCTGTCTTCTCAAATAAATTTTATTAGCAAGCGTTCTATATCGTCCTAACTCAATATCTATCCCGTCCAGGTCTCTGTTACTCAACTCGTACATAGGCAAGTACCTCCACTTAAATTTAAAAATTTTTTTATCTTTCAATTTGTCAAATTGTAAATTCTGTAAAACTGACAAAAAGCGCTAAAAGCCTTCCAACACTCCACTTACCAGGTATCATTGTTTTAAGTTTGACAACTCTTCAGTATGACAAGTTCAAGGGAAATTTCTTTAATTTATCCCCTCAGTTTCTCATATCTTACATTCTGTGAAACTCACTCCATTCTGTAAACCCCTGATATACCTTGCTTTCAAGCTATTACTTCTTTTCAGTTTATGCTTACTTTGTTATGTGAAACTTAGTAAAGCATAAAAGTAGGACTAGCGATATTTCTTTTGTTTGAGCCATATATCACTAGCCTTACTTAATTTGTTCCCTATTTTTCTAGATACACTTTGATGTCCCGATATTCCTTAGAAAAATTCATCCATCCGCTAGAATCAGGGGTTAAGAATGGTAGAACAGTAAGCGGACTTACTTCTGTTCGATACGGCGATAGAGAATGTCTCTGACTTATTTCTCTGACTACACCTGTATGGATTTCTTCTACATCCTTCTTCAGTTCTTGAATTTCATCATATGCGTCCAGAATTCGTCTAAGTTTGTTTCGGTATTGTTTATAGATCTTCTTAGTTTCCATCCGTTGCTTAGTCTCTTTAAAAATGTATTCAAAGATGACTGCATTAGCTTCTGAAAAATCACTATCAAATTTTTCCTGAAGGCCATCAATAGCTTTTTCCATCTTTTCCAGCTGCTCTAAAGATTCTAAGTTATTTGACAAAAAAGAATCTATGTTCTCAAATGAAACTGCTTGATTGCCTAACAGGCTTTTCCTTTTTTCGCTTAACTGTTCTCGTGCTGAATTAATCTTACTTTTTTTATTATCTATATCATCCAGTGTTTCAAATACTTGATTAATATCCATTTCTTTCTCCTAGTTCCATTGAATAAAGTAACCACAATCTTCTTCAACTTTTTTTACATCAAATCGGGTATGTAAAATCAACCGTTTCCCAAAATAGTCATTCGCATTCACCCAACTAAGTGTATCTTTCTTGCGATCAAACAGAGTAACAAAGTTTTCTAGATCTCCGATAAAGCCTTTTTTGTCGCCTTTGTTCCCTAATGTCGTATCATCTACAATTAAAAAGTTATCTACAAAGAATGTTTCACTTGTCCCTGTCTCTTTATCAACTTTAAGAAGATAATTTCCTGAAGTGTCTTTCATTTTTTCTAAGACACTAAATAGTGATTGACTAATAACAATAGATACATTGCGCTCTGGATTGATTAAAGAAACAATAGATTTCAAGTCGTCCAGACTTGTAGCGGTCTGTACTTTCGCAGTTTGGAGAATTTTCCCAATCTCTCTATTTCGTGTTCTACGTTTTAATTTAATAATCTTCTTACCAAGAAAATCCGTTAAATTATATTGGCCATCATCTAATTGTTCCTGTGAAAAATCAAGTTTTCCACTGAATAATTTAACTAAGTAATCAACGCTGATAGTTTTCTTTTTATCTGCTTCTGTTCTCTCAACCGAATTTTCGCTAACTTCTTGTAATGAATCAGATTCAAAGTCAGTTACTTCATACTTCCCACCACGGGTACGAGTCTCAATAACATTTACTAGATCAACCAGATCTTTACGTTGATGTTCATCTCCATAACTATCAAGGATTGGTTTTTCAATGAGTACATGATTATTTTCTACGTTCATCCCTCTAGTGTTATAACCTGTACTTCGGATATAAGCTTCTAGATATTCTTTTTGTTTAACTAAGTTAGTTGTCATTTTTTTGCTCCTTTATCTTACAAGATTATTTACCTAGATTTTTTATTCTTTGTTCAAATTTTTCTTTTACTTTTTCCTCGACTGGTTTTATATGAGGAATTGCCTTGCTACGTCCCCCATTTCTTAATACATGTCCATGTTCTAATAAATGAGTTAATCTATATGTTGGATCTGCATTATAGATTACAAAAGAACCTTTAGAATTTTTCTTAAAGCGCCAATTTTTCGCATATTTCCCATATCTTTTAGGACTTGTTTGTTTCAATTCATTCACTGCTTCATTTGTAACCTCTTCAGCAATTAAATCTATCTGTTCTTCAACTTCTTCAGAATAAGCTTCCAAAGTTTTAGCAATTTCATTTGCTAGATCACTCGTTAGACTCATTTTACCCTCCTTTATCTTTTTATTGCTCCTCGTTGTTTATAATTTTTTCTAAAATTCTTTGCTCTTAGTTTTTCTTTTATGACTCTCCGAGCCTTTAGAATCATTTTTTCTAGATTTTGGTTTGTCTTGTTTGTTAGCATATTTCTCTAGTATTTCTTGTTTCCGTTGTTCTAAGCTATCACCTTCTTTTTTACACTGAGAAAAGATTTTCTGTCTTTTATCTGGATCCATAGAAAACTTATTGGCTACTACATACCCTAAAGAAGTATCTCCTGACATCTCCCTCACCCCCTTTCTATGCAAACAAAAAGGGACATACCACTAGCATTATATGCTTACGGTATGTCCCTGAGTTGTTCTCAATAGACTTATTTTTTAGTTTCTTTTTTGACTAGATGAGTAAATTTCCCATCTGAATAGAATAAAGTAATTTCTCCAAAACTTGGAACTTTTTCTATCTCTATTATACCACATTTTTCGTAGACAACAAAGCCTTTTTCTGTTGCAAATCGCATTTTATCATCATTCATTGATATTCTCCCCTCACTGTGTTTATAGTATATCTCTTATCTTTGATCGTGAAAGCCTTGAAAGTGTTCCCTTCTAAACCTTTCAAAATTCTACTTGAATTTCTAGCATTGTATACCGTCCGCAGTTCACTACTATCTAGGTTCGTGTTGAAAATCGTAGTTTCTCGATTATTGATAATATCAAACAAGAAATCC